ATTCCCAAGGCGGCGACCGATCCGCGTCACATGGCGGGGATGCCGACCTTCTGCTCCAACGGCAGCGTCGGCGCTGGCGGCACCATGCCGGTGGGCGACGGCACCACCGCAGCAGTGCCCGGCACGGCGCGCGACCTGACGCTCGATATCGTCAATCAGGCGATGCAGGCAGCCTGGACCGCAGGCGGTTCACCGACCATCGGGCTGATGAGTGGCAACATAAAGAACTACTTCAGCACGTTGTCGCAGGGCGGCACGTCCAACGCAATCGTCGCCCAGAACATCGTCTCGACCTCGCCGCAGTCGCAGATGACCATCCAAGGCGCGGTTGACGTCTACCGCACCAATTTCGGGACTTTGCAGTTGGCGCCTGACAGGTTCATGCCGCCCAACATGATCCTGCTGATCAGCCGTGACTATGTGGAACTGGCTCCGCTGCCCGAGCGAAACATGATCGAGCAGCCGTATGCTAAGACCGGGGACAACACGCAGGGCGGCATCATCTTCGAGGGCACGATCCGTGTCACCGCGCCCAAGGCGCATGCCGCCGTGTTCGCGCTCAATCAGTGATCCGATGCCTACGCTCTATGAGAAGTACGATGAGGTCACGACGCGCTACACCGAGATCGTGGAGGACGCGGAAACCGGGTTGCCGCTGATCACCTACACCCAGAACATCAAGCCGATCATCGAGGCCAACAAGCGCCGTGCCGCCAACTTCACTGGCACCAACAAGCACGACATCACCCACGTGGCATCGATACCCAACGTGGTGGTGCAGCGTTTGATGCAGACCGGCATCTGGTACGACGAGGACGCGATGAACGCGTGGCTGGACGACCCGGATAACCGGTTCTTCAGGACCGACGACGGCAGGAGGCTTTGACCATGCCCATGGGAACCACAGACGAGCCCAACCGCAACGCCCAAATGGCGCCGTCACCCACGGCGACAGCGGCACAGCGCGCACAAGGGGTGCAGACGGTGCAGACGCCGCGCTTCCCTGGCTCAGACGAGCACGGGCGCAACCCGGTGCCGCCGCGTCAGGAATACCCTGGCCAGTATCACCAGGGCGACATGATCCCGCCGCCGGGATGGGCGGGCACCACCAACGTGGATGAGCCATACCTGCCGCCCGACTATGACAAGGTACTGGTGGCACGCTGCTACCCTGATGCCGATAGCTTCACGGAGCTCCGCGAGATGGCCTACGCGGCGGGGCGCGAGGTGCTGCGGATGGCGCGCGAGTCCACCCGCCAGCAGGCCGAGATTGCCGGTCAGCCCGATCCGCATGACCTGAGCGTCGAGCGGGCGGTGACGCACCAGCCTGGCCAGCCCAGCCCCGGCCAAACGATGCAGGCCGACCCGCAGCCGCGCCCGGTCGAGCAGCAGCCCAACCAGCCGCAGCAGCCTGGCCAGCCGATCCCCGAGGCGACCCCCTCGCCGCCCTATCCGCCGCAGGACCGGGACCGCGAGCGTCGCGAGCGTGAGCAGCGTGAGGAGCGTGAGAGACGCGAGCGGGGGCAGCCTGGTCCAGGCCGTGAGGCGAGCCAGAGCCAGGACCAGGACCGCGAGCGGCAGGAGCGCGATCAGCGCGAGCAGCGCGAAGAGCGGGAACGCCGCGAGCGCCAGGAGCGCGAGAACCGCGAGCGGGAAGACCGTGAGCGGCGGGAGCGCGAAGAGCGCGACAAGAAGTAACGGTGCCGACTTACCAGCAACTGCAGGACGACGTGCTGAGCTATCTCGACCGCCGGGATAGCGCGGCACGCCTGCCCAGCTGGGTCAACATCGTGGAGACCGAGTTGCAGCAGACGCTGCGGGCGCGCTGCATGGAGGTCACCGCGGTGCAGGCGATCGACGCCGCCTATATCCAGTTGCCGCCCGACTTCAGTACCATGGCCAGCATCCGCGACGCGGCCACGGGCAACAATCTGGTGCTCAAGGACGAGTGGAGCGGCAGTTGGACTGACCCCTCCGGTGGCGCGCCGGATTATTCGTATCCCGGCACATATGTCGGCATCCGGTGGGTGTGGGCCTACCGGTTGCGGGCCGACTGCCTGGAGTTTCTGCCGCATCCGATCCTGCCGGCGACGCCCGACCCGACGTGGGTGCCGCAGATGATCGAGATGTCATGGTACGCCAAACCCAAGCCGCTACTGATCCCCAGCGACACCAACCCGGTGCTCGAACAGCACTATGCGATCTATCTCTATGGCGTGCTGAGCCATGCCGGGGTGTTCGAGCAGGACGCCGAGATGGTGGCCGTTTGGGACGCAAAATATCAACAGGCGGTTACGAGAGCTAACCTCAACACGCAGCAGAGCACGTACAGTGGGGCCCCGTACACCCAGGAGATGGCTGGCATTTTTTAGGGTGCTTAGACATATAAAGGTCGCATGGCAAAACCAGGACCGCCGCGTATTCCATGGCAAAGGCGAATTATGCAACGTGTCTCGCCGGAACCTAATAGTGGCTGTTGGTTATGGGACGGGTCTCTAAACACCGCCGGCTACGGACAAATGGGGAGAGGTGGCATAGGCTCTAATCAACTCGTGCATCGACTGATGTGGGAGAAGGTTAACGGCTCGATACCTGAGGGGCTGTTCGTTCTTCATAGGTGCGATGTTCGCTCCTGCTGTAACCCAGAGCATTTGTTCCTGGGTACAGCGCTCGACAACATGCGGGATATGCATGGCAAGGGTCGAGGGCGGATTGAAGCGGGGCCAGCGGCGATAGCCGCCAAGACGCATTGCAAGCATGGGCATCCGTTCTCTGAGGAGAACACTTATCTGCACCGTGGCCATCGTCACTGTCGACAATGCAGACAGGGGCGTGCCTGATGCCGATCACCCTGCCAGCCACTGGCTATGTGGGGTTAAGCGTCGGGGGCGTTGAGGTCGCCGGCAACGCCTACGAACGGCAGGCGGTGCTGTTCACCAACACGGTCGACGGCATCTCGGTCGCCAACCTCGACGGCATCGTCTGGCCCCTGGCGTATCCTTATGGCTGGGGGTTGATCTCCACCGTCCAGCTTTACGACGCCGCCGGCACGCTGCTGACCGAGGCGGTGCCCACCCACACCGTGACGGTGCATCCCTATGGCGCGGCGCGCATCCGGCCCGCTGGCATGGTGGTGGCATTTGGGGCGTCGGTGGGCACGCCCTACGGCATGCGCCGCTACGGGCGGGGACGCTATGCGCGCGAGCCGACGCTGCAGTCCTGGGTGGATCTGATCGAGATCGGCTTTGCTCTGTCCGATCCCTGCGTGCCTGGCGTGTGGACGCCGGTCGATGCATGCCAACCGGCGGCGTGGGAGCCGGTGGACATGTGCCAGCCGGGTAACTGGGGACCGGCTCAGAAGCCGCTACGGAGGGCCGCATGAGCGGATCGGACTACGCCACGACCCCCAACCTCAGCCTGCTGAAGCCTACCGTCGACGCCGACGAGGACCAGTGGGGATTCCATATCAATTCCAATTTCGACACGCTCGACACGGTGCTGAGCACCAGCGTCGGCGGGTTGTTCCTGCCGCTGACCGGCGGGGCGTTGTCCGGCCAGTTGGCATTGAACGCTGGCGCCCCGGTGACGCCGTTCGATGCGGCGAACAAGAGCTACGTCGATGCACAGATCGCGACGATTGTACCACCAGCCTCGCTGCCGCCATCAGGCACGGCGGGCGGCGATCTCACCGGCAACTATCCCAACCCAGCGCTGGCGATTTCGGGCGTCGCGGCTGGCAGCTACACCAACACGAATCTCACAGTCGATGCCAAGGGCCGCATCACCGCGGCTGCCAATGGCACTGCCGGCAGTGCCGGTCCTGGTGGCGCTGTCACCGATGTGGCGCCTCCGCCCACGCCGGTCGATGGCGCGCTGTGGTGGGACGCGACCAGCGGCAATTTGTTCGTGTTCTACGATGACGGGACATCTACCCAGTGGGTGCCGGCGACCAGCACGGTCGCGATGCCGACGCCGCGCAACGCCGCCCGCCTGCAGGCGCAGTGGCAGAACGCGGCGACGGTGTCGGACGACACGGTGTGGTGGTGGGACATGCCGTATGGCGGGACCATCAGCACGCTCAAATACTTCACCGGCAACGGTAGCTTCAACGTGGCCATCAAGGTCAACGGGACCACGGTTACCGGCCTCGGTGCGGTTGCCGTGTCGTCATCCACCCCGGCGACCGCGACAGCCACGGCGGCGAACACATTCTCTGCGGGTGACAACATCACGGCGGTCATCACCGGCAGCACCGGCGCACCGACAGATGCGCTGCTGTCCCTTGCTGTGACCTGGAGCTAGAGCATGGCGTGGGCATTTGGCGAAAGTTGGGATTGCTACGCGAACCCAGCCGATGCGATCAATGGCTATTGGGATGCCACCACTACGACCGGCAATAACTCACTCCAGCCTGGACGGTTCGCTGGTAGTCAAGCTCTTCGTTGGACGGCAACCAGCAGTTCGACATGGGTCAAGACAAGCGCCGTCAACGACGCCGTGCATCATTTTGTGGTTGCGTTCAATCAGAGCGCCGCTATCACTGGCTCATCGCTTGGGTTGTATCTGCTGCTGTCGGACGGGACTACTGGGCAATGTGCCATCGTGTTTCGCTCTGATGGTGCCATTCTGCTGACATCCGGCACGGCTGGCGGGACAGTGCTCGACACCTACACGGGTGCGTTCCCAGTAGCGAACACATGGTATGCGTTCGAGTTCGAGGTGGTCATTAACAACACCGCCGGCAGTTGGGCAGTTCGCAAGAATGGGAACACCACCAACGACCGCGCGCTTGGTTCACTGAACACACGTCCGGTGTCTGCCAACAACTATGCGAACAAGCTGACGATTGCCGAGCAAGCTACCGTCAACGCTCAACACCTGGACGACCTCTACTGGCGCAGCGACGCATCATCCGTTGCATGGATGGGCGACATCCGCTGCTACACACGCGCACCCGCGTCCGATGCGAGCGCGCAGTTCTCGCGGACACCGACCGGTGTGCTGACACAGACCGTGCCGCCAACAACGAACAACTCGGCCTCCTCTAGTGGTATTGCGCGATACACACAGTTCACCGCTACTTACAGCGGCACGGTTACGAATGTCTCTGTGTCGTTCACGACGGCAGGCAACGCGGTCAACATGAAGTGTGCCATCTATGCCGACAATGCCGGCGCTCCAGGTGCGATACTCGCAACTGCTACGGCACCATTCACTCCGGTTGTCGCTGGCACCAATACTTTTACCTTTTCTCCAGGCGTGGCGATTGTAAAAGGCACAGCCTACTGGATAGGCGCGGCAACAGACGGCACAACAGGACTTTTCACGACATTTAACTCCGCCGCGACCGGCGCTAGTTCGACCACATCGTATGCTGTATTCCCGCAAGCCAATCCTGTTGTATCCATCCCATCAAATCTAGCGCAGATGTCGTGGACCTACACCGCCACACCCGCAAACTGGCAGGCGGTATCCGAAGCCCAGCAGGACGCCACCACCAGCTACGTTTATGACAGCGTAGTCGGACACAGCGACCTCTACGGCATCGCCGCCATCGCATCCACACCGCTCACCACATACGCCGTCACCACGCGCGCATACGCGATCAAGAGCGACGCCGGCACACGCACGATGGCGGTGCAACTGAAGTCGGGCAGCACCACCGTCGCGTCACCGACCGTTGTGCTCACGCCATCCAATTGGCAGTGGGCGTGGCGACATGACACGACCGATCCGGCAACCGGTGCTGCATGGACTGCTGCGGCGGTCAATGTTGCACAGGTTGGTCCGGTGGTGATCGCCTGATATGGCAAACACTGCATGGTCAGCTACCGACAAATCAGCCAACATCACGCTGACTGGCAGCAATCTGATTGCCACGTCCACGTCAGTATCGCGTGGGATCGTACGTGCAGCAGACTGTCAGGTCGCGGGCAAGTTCTACTTTGAATACACCTGCAATGTGATAGCAGGCGCGAATACGTCCCTCGGCATTGCAACCAGCCTGATGACATCAGCAGGTGCGCTTTCTGATCTCAATGCTTGCCAGATCAATAAGACATCAGGACAGGTATGGGCCAACGGTGCGAACGCCTTCACGTTCGGCACATCCCTGGCCAACGGCAATGTCGTGTGCATTGCGCTCGATTGCACTGCGCGCTTGATCTGGTTTCGCATTGGCGCAGCAGGAAACTGGAACAACAACGCGACATACAATCCGGCAACAGGTGTTGGCGGTGTCGCCATATTCAACTTCGGCGCGGCGCTTCAGGCGTTCCCGTTTGCAGGATTGCAGGCGACATCTGATCAGATCACAGCGAACTTCGGTGACAGCGCGTTCGTCGGTGCAGTGCCAAGCGGCTACACGAGCGGATTCACCGCAGGCGCATCTGTTCCCACCAACGCCCTCGCATCGCAGGTCGCCGCCGAGCACTGGCTGACGACCAGCCCGCAGGCACAGATCACGCAGGTGGTCGCCGAGCACTGGGCCAGCGTCGCGTCCGGCAACCTCCAGGCCGTCGTGACGCAGGTGCTGCTGGAGCACTGGACCAGCGTCGCCGTGGTGGTCCCTGCCGCAGGTGGCCCTATGGTCGCGATGATTCACTGAGGAGAGCGCCGTGCCACTGGACTTTCCGGGTAGCCCTGCGATCAACGACACGTGGACCGCCAGCAACGGCGTTACCTACACATGGAATGGCACCATGTGGACCGTAGCCGGGAGTGGTTCCGGCACCGTGGCGGCAGCCAACAACGTCGGGCGCAATCTGGTGCACAATGGGCTGTTCAATGTGGCGCAGCGTGGTGCGGGCGGATTTAGCACGACAGGATATACGCTAGACCGTTGGGGTAGCTACTTCGTCAATGGGTCACAAGTCATAAACCAAATAGCGAACCCTGATGCTAGTAGTGCAGCAATAGGTGATGAAGCGTCTGCATTCATTGTCCAGGCGAATATCACCGGCAGTGCCACAGCAGGCTCCGTCAACGAGATATATCAGTGCATCGAGGATGTCAGGCGGCTGGCCGGCAAGACGGTCACGCTCAGTCTGTGGGCTTGGATGGGTTCTGGTTCCGCGAAGATTGGCGCGAACGTCTATCAGTCGTTCGGCAGTGGTGGGTCGCCATCTGCGAGCGTCTTTGTTCCGGGTCAGTCGATTACGATAACAGCAACACCAGCGCGCTATTCGTTCACATTCAGTCTGCCTTCTGTAGCGGGCAAGACGATTGGCACGAACGGCAATAGCTTCACTGGCCTTAACCTGTATTTCTCTGGTGCCACCGATCAGAACACGAACACGGGTAGCGTTGGCGTGCAGACCGGCTTTTTCTACCTCTGGGGCGTGCAGCTGGAGATCGGCAGCGTTGCCACGCCGCTGGAGAAGCCGGACCCGCAGGTCGATCTGGCGAACTGCCAGCGGTTCTATCAAACGGGACACTTCTCCATCATGGGGTCCTCCGGTGCTGGCGGTCAGTTCGGCAGCACGCTTGGCTTGCCGGTCGCTATGCGCGCGGCGCCAACGGTGGCCCTTGTCGCACCGTCTTATACCAACGCAAGCGGCGGTGCCTCGGGCAACGCGGGGAGCACATCAGCGATCCTAAACTACGCAAACGCAACTGCGGCTGGAAGCACGGCGTATTTTAGTGGTGACTTCACCGCATCCGCTGATTTGTGACAGATTAGATATGTTTCCAGCTTTCTCCCTTGGAAATACGCCATATCGTTTGCAACGAAACGCCGTAGGTCTTGGCTATAGCAGACAGCGTCTCTCCCGCTTTGCGTCGCGATCGGATCGCCGGAATGTCGGCCTCAGATACCCTGGCGTTCTTTTGCTCGCTTCCCCGTTTTCTGCTCTCTGGATGCTTGCGCGAACCATTGGCATCGCCGCGCGCCAAACGCTCTGGATGTCGTCTGGCGCCGTTGGCGTCACCGGTCAGCAACCGACTTTTAGCGGCGGCGTCTCTGATGTTGTCTCCCTGCGTGCCAAGCCGAAGATGCGCGGGGTTACAGCAAGGAGGATTATCGCAGATGTGGAGCACGCAAATGCTATCCGAACGCAGCCTCTTAACGTCAGCCAACCTGGTGCCTGTGGCCAGTTGATAGGCTATCCGATGTGTAAGGCGCTGTCTTCCATCCCAATACATGCTGCCATGACCAGAACTATTGCCGCGCGCTCCGACAAATGGCCAGCAGGCGTCTGGAGCGCCAACCGCTACGCGGCGCCAGAAGCGTTCAGGTGTGGTGTCCATAGCCCGATTTTCGGAGGTTCGATCTGACATGGCAAGCGAATACCAACTGGTCGCACAGCTTCCTGGCATGACGATGCAGACCGTGCAGCGCATGTCTGACGGCGCGTTCATCCCGTTCGATCCAGCCAATCGGGACTATCAGGAATATCTGGCATGGCAGTCGGAAGGGAACGAACCGGACCCGGCGCCGGAGCCGCACACACCGACCGAGGAGAGGCAACCATGACAGTACTCACAGGCGTCATCCGCGCATCGTCGACCGGCAATCCGGACTGGAAGCCGTGCGACGGCAGCACGGTCTACGTCGCCGAGAACAAGCTTGGCGGCATCCAGGTGCTTCCGCGCGCCGCTCCCGCGCCAGGGTATGGCGATCATCGCGACTGGAAGCGCCGTGTCGGCACAAAGTATGGCTGGACCGGCCTCGGGCCGAATGGCTTTCGCTTCCGCCTGCCTGTCGCGAAGGATGGTAACTACGTCAAAACCAACGACGACACCGCCGACACGTAAGGAACGACAGATGCCCGACTCGTTCACCACCAACCTGAACCTAACGCTTCCGGAGGTCGGAGCCTCAAGAGATACTTGGGGTACCAAAACGAACGACAACTGGAACGTTGTTGACGAATTTCTGTTCATGAGTATGCCGATCGGTGCGGTGCTGGATTTTGCCGGGGCCGCTGCGCCGGATGGCTGGCTGATCTGCGACGGGCGTCTGGTCTCCAGGACCACCTACTCGCAGCTGTTCGCGGTGCTCGGCACGGTGTGGGGCGCGGGAGACGGCAGTACGACATTCCGGCTGCCTCCGACATCGGGCCGCGCATCGGTGGGGCCGGGCAATGTCATCGATGAGATGGGTGCCACGGTCAATTTCACCTTCGCGCAGATCCGTGGCGCGGTGGCGCGTCCGATCGCGCAGACCTACCTGCCGGCGGTCGCCATCGCCACGGACGTGCAGGGCTGGCACGGGCATACCGGCGCGACCTACGGCGCAGGCACACACGCACACAGCACGGACGTGCAGGGCTATCATAGCCACGGCGGCACGGCTGGCGGCGGCCTTCATGCCCACCTTGGCTGGACCGACGTGACCGGCGCGCACCAGCACAACGTGCCGACCGAGGGCACGCTGGGAATTAGCGGCGGGGGGTATTCTTCGGCAGCCGATGGCAGCTACGCCTACCGCGGGCAGGTGACCGACGTGCAGGGTAGCCATAGCCATAATATCCAGACATATGAGGCCGGCACGCACAGCCACAGCATCTCTGGCGACGGCAGCCACGGGCACAACATCAGCACGGTCGGCGACCACGCGCACAACCTCTATACCGATGGCGCCGGCAGTCATCAGCACACCATCACGCTAGGCTCGGGCACTTGGTTCGACATCATGGCGCCGGTCGTCGTGGTGACCAAGATCATCTACGCCGGCCAGCAGGCATCCAGCCGCACCATTACCGGCGCTGTGGCGGGCGCAGGACCAACGCGACACCTCGCCGCACCGTCGAGGGGCAGGCACTGACATGCCCATCCAGCGCGTCCTGCAGGCGCCGCCGCCGGGCATCTTCCGGGGCGCCACACCTGCGGCGTCAGCGGGCCGGTGGTTCGACTCAAACGGCGTACGGTTTCGCCAGGGGCAGGCGCAGCCGATCGGCGGGTGGGCCATCCAGCCCAACACCGGCACCGCAACACTGGCGCGCGATATCCTGAAGTGGCACGACAACAGCGGTATCAAATGGGCGGCGTTCGGCACCGACGACAAGCTGTTCGCCTACAAGTTCGATACCCAGACGCTTTTTGACATTACTCCGACTGGTGTCGGGCCGCTCGAGCCGCCAGGCGCCAGGGTGGGCTACGGCCTCGCGGACTACGGCGAGAGCACCTACGGCACGGCGCGGGATGCCTCCGACGTCGGTCCGCAGGACATCGCGGCACTGATGGGCGACCGGTGGAGTATGGACACGTTCGGCGAGATCCTGCTGATCGTGCCGACGCAGGACGGGCACCTGTTCGAGTGGGACCCCAACACGCCCACGGTGCTGCCGACGATCGTCACCGAGGCGCCCGTGCAGAATCGCGGCGTGGTCGTCACCGACCAGCGCCACGTCGTGCTGCTGGCAGCGGGAGGTGATCCGCGGGCGATCGCCTGGAGCGAGCAGGAGAACTATCACGTATGGACGCCGCTGGTGACCAACCTGGCCGGCGACAAGCAGTTACAGACGCAGTCCTACGCCGTGGCGGCGGTCAAGGCCGGGCAGGGCGTGCTGATCTGGACCACCAACGACCTGCACCTGATGACCTATGTCGGCCCGCCCTATGCCTATGGCATTACGATGATCGCCTCCGGCTGCGGCGTGATGAGCCCGCGATCGCTGGTGCAGATCGGTAACAACATCATGTGGCCCGGCCTGCAGACGTTCTGGAGCTACTCCGGCACCGTGGCTCCCATGCCCTGCGAGGTGCAGGACTGGTTCTTTTCCCTGGTCAATCGCGAAATGCTGGGCCGGGTGTTCGGCTCGCCCAACCCGACATTCAGTGAAGCATGGTGGGACTGGCCGGACGAAGGCTCGACCGAGTGCAACCGCTACATTGCGGTGAACTACGCTGATCAAGGGCGCCCTTGGACCATCGGGGTGCGTCATCGCACCTGCGCCGATCCGTCAGGAGCGATGGACTTCCCGGTGCTGGGCGGGCCTGCGCCGTCCGGCAGTGGCGGGGTGCTGTATCTGCACGAGTATGGCGTCACCGATGCCGGGCAACCGCGCGGTGGCACCGGGCAGATCTACCTGGAGAGCGGTGATGTGTCGCTCGGCGAGGGCGACAAGCGCTACCACGTGCGACAGGTGGCGCTCGATGCGACGACGGCGTCCGGCGTGATCCAGAACGTGCTGGGCTGGCGCTTCTTCCACAAAGAGCAGATGCACGACACGACCGAGTATGACACCGGCACCTACACCGTGACGCATAATGGGCTGCTCGATGTGCGGTTCAGTGGTCGCGTTGCCAGGATCAGGCTGGAGGCGCTGACAGACGAGCCATGGGCGGTCGGACGGCCTAAGCTGATGATACGGCCAGGGGGGAAGCGATGAGCGGCAGCGCGCGCGCGCCAGCGATCCATACGCAGTTGCGGTATCCGCCGCAGCCGTATGCGGCACCCACGGCTGGCTCGGTGGACGAGCGGCTGGCGGACATCGCCAAGGCGATCAACAGCAAGGCCGACCGGATCGGCATTCCCAACGTCACGGCGATCCAGATGACCGGCCAGAACGGCCTGCCGTATCTGCTCTATGTCGATGCAACGGGCACGTTGAAGTGCGATCCGGTGGTGGAATGACCCTGACCAACGAACAGAAGGTCCGGCGGTTCGAGAAGGCGCTGGCGCAAGGTGGCGGGACTCACTCTATCGCTGACGTGCTGGACCGGATCGGTGAGGGCAAGGCGTGCTGCTGGACCAACGGCGATTCGGTCGTGGTCACCGAGGTGCTGGTGTATCCCAGACTCCGCGCCGTGAACTACTGGTTGGTGAGTGGCCAACTGCAGGAGTGTGCTGCGCTGCAGCCGGACATCGACGCCTGGGCGGTTAGTGAGGGGTGCGGCATAGCTACGGCTACGGGCCGCATGGGCTGGATGAGGCTCTCCAAGACAATGGGACAGGATTGGAAGCCTGCCGGTGTAAAGTTTGTGAGGGAATTGACGCTATGAGCGGTGGCGGCGGAAGTGGGGCCTCTACAAACACGGTGCAACAGAGCTCAGCGTATATACCACCGTGGCTGGAGGGCTATTCAAAGGACGCGGTAGACCGCGCCAACGCGCTGTCCCTGAATGCGTATCAACCCTACGGTGGCCAGACCGTTGCCGGCATCGATCCGGCGCAACAGCAGGCATATAACCAGGTCGCCGCCATGCAGGGCCTGGGGACCGGCGCCGCAGCCAGTGGCATCAATGCCCAGGCTGGCATGGCGGGACAGGTCGCACCGCTCACCGCCGCTGGCATCCAGGGCAACACCAACCAGTTGCAGCAAGGGTTCAACAGCCAGGTCTACGGGCCGTCGCAGGGCCTGCTGGGCAACTACACGAGCCAGGGTCCGGCGACGGCGCAGGGCGTCGCGGCTGGCGCGCAGCAACTGATGTCGCCTTACACCAGCGCGGTGATCGATCCGGCGAACCAGCTGATGCAGCAGCAACTGGCGCAGAACCTGCACACCATCGGTGCCGGGGCGAACCAGGCGGGGGCGTTCGGTGGCAGCCGGCAGGGCGTCCAGGAGGGCATCGCGCAGTCACAGGCGGCGCTGGGGTCGGAAAAGTACCTCGGCGATCTGCTCAACAACCAGTGGAACCAGGCCACCGGCATCAGTCGCGACGTAGCGCTGCAGGCGGGACAGCAGGGCCTCGCCTCCAACACCGCGTTGGCCAACCTGCTACAGGGTGGCTATGGGCAGAATCAGAAGCTCGGCGCGGACATCATGTCGTCCAATCTGAGCCAAGGCCTCGGGGCGGCGCAGAACCTGCCGCAAAGCCTGACCTCGCTGCAGAACATGATGCTGGGTCAGAGCAACGCCTTGAACCAAGCGGGCACGCTGCAACAGCAGTATCAGCAGCAGTTGCTGAACGCGGCGCAGGGTGCGTTCGCCCAGCAGCAGGCGTTCCCGTATCAGCAGTTACAGACGCTGCTGGGTGCGGTGTCGGGCATTCCATACAGCACATCCAACACGGGGTTCGCGCAGGAGATGAACCCGTATTACTCGAACCCCTACGGGCAGGCGATCGGCGGCGTTGCGGCGCTCGGTGGCTTGGCCGGCGGTGTCGGCAGTGTTCTCAACAGCTACGACAACCTGGGGACCGCATAGATGGCCGACGCGGGCGTAGGCGAGGCAGCCATCCTTGCTGCGGTGGCTCCGGAGGTGATCGGCGGCGCCGCGGCGGCAGGCACCACGGCAGCGGCCACGGCTGCGACGCTGGCAGCGATGGCACCGGAGGCGATCGGTGCAGCCGGGGCACTCGCTGGGACAGCCGCTGTGGCGCCGGAGATAGCGGCGGCTGCGGTGCCCTCGCTCGGGTTGGCGATTCCTACCACGGCAGCCGAGGCGGCGGCGACGCTTGCCCCCACGGCGGCAGAGCCGATCTTTCTCGGCGGCGCCGTGTCAGAGCCGGCAGCGGCGGGGCCTGTCATCGAGGGCGGCGTGTGGGACAGCGCCTCGACCCCTGGACTGCTGGGCGAGACGGGTGCCCCGGGCACATGGGGCGGGCCGGTGGAATTGCAGGTATCGGATGCGTCGGTGCCGGGCTACGTCGATTCCGGCACGTGGTCGGGCAAGACACCGGGCCTGCTCGATAAGCTCGGCACGTGGTGGGACAAGGCGACGCTGGGCGAGAAGCTCAAGGCCGGCGGCACAGTGCTGTCGGGCGTCAGCACCGCCGCCAAGGCGGCATCGCCATCGACACCATCCAGCGGTCCTAAGACCACGATCCGGCCTGGCACCACCGGCAAGCCGATGGGCGGCGAGCAGGCGCTGGCGCAGGTGGTCGAGGCGCTGCTGAAACGCCGGGATGCCTACACCGGGGCGCAATACGGTGCGCCGGTTGCGTATCGGCCACGTGGGTTGCTGGGGTGAACCATGCCAACGCTTGAAGAGCAGATCGCCGCCCTGAACGAGTCGCTGAATTCGCAGCAGGCCCCGGTGCTGCCGACGCTGCCGCGCGGGACGCCCGATGACGGCACACGGCCCGGCTTGCTGGGACGGATCGGTGAGGTGCTGGCGGGCGGACAATCGCCGACCTACCGACTGCGGGGCCGCGAGGAAGACGCGGCGGGCTCGCGGGCATTGCTGAACTTCGGCCTGAACATGCTGATGGCGTCGGGGCCATCGCGGGTGCGGCCTGATCTGCTCACGGCGGCGGCGACGGGGCTGCAGGGCGCGCAGCAGTCGATGGATCTGGACCAGCGGCGGGCGGCTGCGGTGGCGCAGCAGGATTACCAGCAGCGGATGGAGTTGGCGAAGCTCGGCGTCGAGCAGAACCGCGACAAGATCGAGCGGCTCAAGGCGATGCTGCCGTTGCTGCAGCTGCAGAATCGCCCGGTGATCAATGCCGATGGCAGTGTCAGCACAGCGGGCGCAACGGGTGGTGGTGGGGCGGGTGGTGGTGCGGGCACAGCGGCTCGGCAGTTTACCGGCGACTTGGAGAAGGACCGCCAGCTGATCAAAGGATGGGAGTCGGGCGGCGATCCAACAGCGCTGAACTACGTCGCCAAGGCTGACCCGACCGCGCGCGCCAGAGGCGCCACCGCGTCTGGGCTGTATGGTTTCATCGACAGCACGTGGAAAGAAGGTCTCCAGATGATCGGTGGGGACCCAGCGAAGTATCCCACCGCGGCCTCGGCGCCCCCGGCGGTGCAGGACGACGTCTTTACCGCGGTCTACAAGGCGCGCGGCACGGCACCGTGGGACCCGTCCAAGTGGGGACAGAACTGGGTCAAGAACGCCGCTGGCGGCTACGATCTGGTGAAGACCGGCACGGGAGGCACGTCTACGCCCCCGCCTGCAGGGCCTCCAGGGGCGCGCGGGACCCAGGTGGCGACTGCCACACCCACCACCGCCACCGACGCCACGCCAGCACCCACGCTAACGCCCGCTGCAGCCGCACCGGCACCGCCGCCCACCACCGGGCCGCTGGCCGGGTTGCCGACGATGGACGCGTTCATGGCGCAGAACATCGCCAAGCCGACGCCCGAGGAAAAGGCTTTGTGGCATACGCCGCTATCGCCAGAGACCGAGGCTAATCTTCAGGGTGGACTGAAGCGGCTACAGTCAGCAGTTGACCTGGCGCGGGCAGCTTTCAATACCGATCAAACCAAGGGGCCTGAGGCCTACAACACCGCTCAGAAGGCCTACGACGATGCACTAAAGGACATAGAAAAGCAGCGCCGCGAGGCGTTGGGGGTCGGCGATAAACGCCAGGCCGATTTTTGGACGGGCGAAAGGACGCGTCTGAAGGAGCTCTACGGCGAGTTGGTCAAGGGGAACATCCAACTTCAGACCGCCGATAATGCAGCGTTGAATACCCGCAAGACCAAGGCGCTCGAGGGGTTGGACGGTGACGTGAAGGCAGCCGGCGACCGGATGGCCAGCTTCGACGTGCTGCGGACACTGTCGCGGCAGGTGGACGGTTCACAGCCGATCGCCGACATCAAGTTCAACGGCGAACCGTTGGTGGACATCCTGGCAAAGTTCCGCTGGGGGTCACCCGAAACCCTCCGCAACTACGGTGTGATCCAGGCATACCGTGCCGCTGCCAACCTCGCCGTCAAAGAGGTACGCGAGGGCATGTCGATGGGCAGCATGTCCGACCGCGATCTCAGTTTCATCGAGAACATGATCCCGCGCCTGGCGCAGGACACGTTCACCCGCGAACTGGGCGTCAGCCTGCTGGAGGCGGCACAGCGGCGCAAGCGGGACATTGGGTTGAAAGCGGCTGACCTGATCGCGGGCGGCGAGACTCCGACCAAGGCGTTTCAGTTGGCACAGGATCAGGCGCCGAAGATCATCGCGGATGTGCCGAATCAGGTTAAAGCAATGTCCAGCGACCAGCGGGCGCAGTGGTTCCATGAGAACGTGCGCGCTGGGCAGGCCTTCCGCCGTCCGGACGGCAAGATCGATATCTATTTCGGTGATGAGCCGCCGCCGCCCGGCTGGACCAACCTGAGCGACCTCAAGGTGGGCAAGTAATGTATGACCCGATGGCCGGCGTCACTGCCGACACACCTGATGCGGTCAGCGCCACTGCCGCGCCCTATGACCCGCTGCAGCCTGGGCCACGCAAGGTCACCAGCACGGGTTACACCAAACTGCCGTCGAATGAGAACGGCGCCGGGGCGGTGATTGAGGACGTCGGGCACAAGTTCGGCGTCGGCGTGCGCGATGTTGTGCAGGGGCGCATCGGCGGGTTGGCCGATCTGGTCACCGCACCGTTCCGAGGCGCCATCAACTACGTCGCTCCCGGAGCAGTCACGCCGCCATCGGAGCTCATCGACAAGGCTGGCGCGATGCTGCCGCCATGGCTCTACAGCCAACCGAAGTCAGCACAGGAGAAGGCGCTAAGCCCGTGGGTGCAGGGTGGCGCATCGATGATCCCGCTGGGACCGCCTGGGGCACGTGGCCCCGCTCCCGGACCTCCCGCGCCGCCCAGTTTGGTCAACAGGACGCTGGTGGCGCCCGCCGGGGGCGGTTCCCTGCCCAGGCAGGCAGCGGCGGTGACGTCTGGCGCGGTGTCTGGCGGCGCTAGTGCGGCTGCGGCGGATGCGATCCCCGAGAACAGCCCATGGGCCGTGCTCAAGCCGTTGGCTGCACTGGCTGGCGGCATCACCGGGGGCGGGCTGACCAATGCAGTGGTGCATGGCGGCGAGCGTCTCGTGAACACCGCCATGGGCAGGCTGAACGACATGGCCGAGGCTTACGGTCGGCTGGGCATGAAGGCGCCCACGGTCGGCACGGTGACCGGTAGTCCAGGCACGCAGAACGTCGAGATGGCGGCATCCCAGGTGCCCGGCAGCCAGGGCACCATGCGGACCAGGATGCAGCAGACGCTCGACGAGTTCGGCAACCGGATCGACGACGCCTCGGCCTCGATGCATTTCGACGCCACCGGCAAAGGCGGCATCGTGCCCAACGTCTCGCAGGCCGGCGAGGTAGCGCAGGACCGCATCCGCAACTGGCGGTTCAACGATCAGGACCCGGCGAGTTTCCCGGCGCAACAGAATGCTAAGTTCGCCCCGGTTGATAGTCGGATGGGACACGCCACCGTCGACCTGGGTGGCTATCGGCAGGCGCTGGCGTCCGGAGCGCTGGACCGTGAACTGTCTGGCTTGCCGGCCACCCAGCAGGCGCTGGCCAGGAAGCAACTGCAAGGGCTGCTGGAGGCGATCGAGAGCGACCGCCCTGGTGCTTCGCCGACCGTGCGCTGGGAGCAGGCGCAGGCACTGCGACGGCGGATCGGCGACATGCGAGGCACGCCAGAGTTCCAGCAGGGCATCGGCGACGCTGCGTTGACGCGCATCTACGCTGGACTGTCCGGTGACATGGAGCGGGCAGCCAACAACAACGGCGTGGGACGGCTTTGGAAAGATGCCAATGCCTACGCCACTGACGGCTATAACTTCATCACCCGCGTTGCCACCAAAGCGGTGGAGACCAACAATCCGCGCCAGGACATCGGGCCAGCCCAGGCGGCGGAACGGTTGCTGGCATCCTACGGCGACGACATGGCTAAGTTGCGCGAGCATGTGCCGGAAGCGGCGGACGCCCTGGCGGCACACAAGCTGCGGGACATGGCCAACGCCAAGCCGGGACAGGCGACCGCGCCAGGCGACACCTCGGCCAACACCTTCCTGACCAATCTGATTAGGATGCGGAACGACGATCCAAGGGCCTTCACCGCGTTGTTCGGGCACAACCCGCAGATATCCAGGATGATCGACGACCTGGGCACGGTGGCCGGCAGCCTGCGGGTGTCTGGCCAGATGGCGAACGTCTCACGCACCAGCCCCGCAGCCTACATCCTGTCTACCCTGCTGGGGGGCGCTGGCGGCGCTGGCGCGCAGCTGCTGACCGGCAGCCCGGCGGCGGCTGCTACGGCTGCCGCAACTGGACTGGGCGCTCCTTTTATCGCCGGCCATGCGCTGACCAACCCGGCACTGATCCGGTTGATGAGCGGGCAGGCGGGACCACGCAACGTGCGGCCCTTGGTGAGTGGCATACTCGGCTCGTTGCCGGTGATTACCGACGAAGAGAAAGATAATCAAAGACGCAAATGAGCGGCAGCAGCACACAGAGTGCGGTCAGGATGTATGGCAGTGCCATGAACACGAACCATGGCGATATCAGGAATATGGTCGCGAATAACGAGATACCGAAAAACCAAAAGCCCATGACGTTGTCGTCCTGTGATTGAGAAGCTGATCGGCAGCCTGCCGGCGGGATTCCTGGCGCTGCTGTCGGTCAACATCATCCTGGTGGGCGGCGTACTGTTTCTGGAGGATCGGTTGGCTGCGGCACGCGAGCGCATCCTGATGCACCTGATCGAAACCTGTCAGCATAACCGATAGAAGTACGGGCGAGGTGTTTGGTCTGGGGGACCTGTGACCACCTCGCCCGCTGCCTGCGCGTCTGAGCCCAGGCGACCGCCGCATCGGGGAGCCACCTCGGTGCGGCGGTATCCACTAAAACTGTTCCGGTTGAAACTGTTCCGGGCGCAGGACCGCGGTCACCACCCCGTCCTTGTCCAGCACGCTCAACGCGAGCTCCAGCCGCAGCATCCTGGATGACAACTGAAGCATGGCGCCTCTCAGGGTAGCCACCTCCTCTTCCAGCCTGATGACGTGCGTCACCAGGGTGAACCGGTCGGTCTTGGCGGTCATCACAGACCCTCTATGTCTTCGGAGGCGCTGCTGCCGTCGTCCTTGGTCATCCAGTCGGCCTGCACCTTGGAGCGCATGAGCATGTAGCGCTGGCGCTCCTCGCCGTGCGGCAGGGCGGTGAGCGCCGCCACGCCAGGGCGCCATTCCAGCAGCTTGCGGGCTTCGTCAGAGTCCATGATGCGCCCTGCGGCAGCTTCAAACTTGGCGATGGTCTCGCTGTGGTCGAACGGGTCCTTGCGATCTACGTTAGGTGGTGACGGACGCTGAAGGCGCTGGGCTTCGCCGTCGTCATCAGTTGGATCGTCGGCCAGGACGATGTTCAGGCACATCTGCAATAGATAGCGGCGGCAATAGCTTATAGTGCTTCCCACCGCCTGCACCGGGGTCCGCGC